CTGTTGAACCTACTGGCAGAATAAACAAGGATATGGTACTCCTAAGAGTAAGTGATTCTTAATGAAAGATCTTTATATTAAAAGAAGGGCACTAAGTGAAGATACACTATTAGATCTTATTGACGAAATCCCAGATTTTAAAACGCATAAAGCTTCTGTTGCGCGCGGCAATGGAAGTACTATCGATACCTCATATAGATCTACTTTAGTAACCGCTATGAATATTCCTGAATGGGCAAACATTTATAGTGAACTTCTTCCTATGGCTGAAGAGTTTTATCCTAATGAAAGTATGAAGATAAAAGAACTTCAGTATCTTCATTATGGTCCTGGGGATCATTTTAAAAAGCATAATGATCAGATCAGAAAAGGCGATAAAAAAGATTGGAGGATATTAACTTCTGTAACTTTATTATCAGAGTCTGATGACCTTATAGGCGGAGACTTAGTACTATTCAGAAGTAAAGAGGATAAAGAAATTATCAATCCGAAGCTAGAGGTTGGTGAGAGTATAATGTTTAGTTCAGAAACTTTCCATCAGGTTATGCCAGTAGAAAAAGGAACAAGAGAGTCTTTGATTACATGGTTTTATTTAAAATAATAAAGGAATATTATGGGCGATTTTCTCAATAGAGCAGAGTTTACCAAGCTTGTAGAAAAAGCAGTACGTGACGATCATATGACTTATATGGATGCAGTACTCAATATCTGTGATAAGAATAGTATTGATCCTGAAGATGTAAAGAAATTTATCGGGGCACAACTACAGTCAAAGCTTGAGGTTGAAGCAATGGATCTAAATCTACTACCAAAAAAGGCAACATTAGATTTTGGATAAATTCTATATTACAGGAACACGTAGAGGTCTAGGTAAAGCTTTATCAGAAAAATATAATTGTATCGATAAACTTGAAGACTGTGATATTTTTATTAATTGTAAACATGACGGTTTCAGTCAGGTAAGACTTCTATATCATGCTGCAAATCTTAATAAGCGTATTATTAATATAGGATCTAATTCATCAGATGGTATAAAAAGAAGACCGCATCCATATGCAATAGAAAAATTTGCTCTTGATAAAGCAAACGAACAACTGTTCTATAGTGGTATTAATACAACTATTGTTCGGTTCGGATATTTTGATAGTCCGAGAGTTGAACAGGTAAAAGAAAATAAAATGTCAATTGATTACTGTGTATCGGTTATCGATTGGATACTACAACAAACCCACAGGGTAAAAGAAATAACAATTACCCCTAAATAGGGATATACAAACGCATAAATATGCGGTATAATAATTCAGTAATATTTCAGACATACGAGGAAAATATAATGTCATTCGCAGAACTTAAACGCAAATCCACCTCTATCGACAAACTAGTTAACGCAGCACAGTCTGTCGGTGGCGGCGAAAAAAACTCCTATAAAGACGAACGAATGTGGAAGCCAACTGTCGATAAGATGGGTAATGGTTATGCTGTTATCCGATTCTTGCCGGCAGCAGAAGGTCAAGAACTTCCGTGGGTTCGTTACTGGGATCATGGATTTAAAGGTCCAACTGGTAAATGGTATATCGAACGTTCTCTTACATCGATTGGTCAAGATGATCCGGTTGGTGAAATGAACTCTAAACTTTGGAACTCAGGTATTGATGCAGATAAAGAAACAGCACGTACTCAGAAACGTCGACTTCATTATGTATCAAATGTATTAGTAGTTTCAGATCCAGCTAATCCCGAAAATGAAGGCAAGGTCTTCATGTATCAGTATGGCAAAAAGATCTTTGATAAGATTATGGATGCTATGCAACCACAATATGCAGATGAAACGCCTATGAATCCATTCGATTTCTGGGCAGGTGGAAGCTTCAAGATTAAGATCCGTAAGGTAGATGGTTGGGTAAACTACGATAAGTCAGAGTTCGATTCCCCATCAGTACTATCAGACGATGATACTTATCTTGAAGGTATTTACAATTCGATGCATGATCTTGCAGAAGAATTTACTAGTCCAAACAAGTATAAATCTTACGCTGAATTAAAAACAAAGCTTGAGAATGTACTTGGTACCGTATCACCAATGAGTGTACGTGATGAGATTTCACTTGGTAACGAAGCACCAGCTTCAACACCGCGTGAAATGCCAGCACAAAGTATTTCAGAACTTGATACACTATCATCGTCCGAAGGAAAAAAGGATGATGAAGATGATACGATGAGCTACTTTGCTAAGTTAGCTCAAGAAGGTTAAGGTAAGCCAACCCCGTATGGGCCTAGTCGCTGAATAAGATTCGGACGAAAGTTGGTGCAACAACAAAGGAGAAAATTATATTTGGTTTCGACTAGGTATAATGGGGATTAGGGAGCTTCGGCTCCCTTTTCTTTATGGTGCTGCATCGCTAAAGGCAAATCTTGAAATACCACCAGCCGAAAGATCTTTAGCTGGTGTTGACTTATCCATAATTAATCCCATTGAATTTTGGATTTGCTGTGTTGTTTTAACCGACGAATCTGATACAACAATTGGTGATGACGCAGTTGCTGCGACTGGTGAGGCTAAATCTTCGGCTCTTGCACCACCAAGCGAACCGAATTCTCCGAGTGAACCTCTTGATTGTATCGGGGCTTGTTCAGTATTACCACCATCCATACCGACAAATTTATATAGAGAATCAGGAATAGGATTTAAATTTATTTGCGCTCCACCAATCTTACCAAGTGGACCAAGGTCAGCTTCAGGCAATGTAAATTTAAACATGTCCTTTGGCGGTAGTGCAACAGATAATAAAGACTTTAGGAATTGAATAGGTATATCCTTTAAGGTATTAGCTATATTGCTAAAGAATTGTTCCGGATTAGCAAATGCATCCTTAAAGAAGTTCTTTACTGCTTCCCATGCAGGATCAACCAAAGCAGTCAAGCTAAAGCTTTTTAGCTTTTCTGCCACACCTTTAAATCCTAATTTTTCGGCAAAGAATGCTGGGATTTTAATAAAGAGTAAATCCATAGCATCAGTGAAGCCTTTTATAACACCTTTAAATCCACCTTCTAAACCGGCTGTAATTTTATCAAATAGCGTTTTGTTTTCTGGTGAAGTAAATCCTTCGAAGAATCCCATAACAAAATCTATTACAGAAAGAAAGATCTGGAATGGTCCTTTAGCTAGAACACCAAGTACTTTTTTTATGGGGGCAAGTAGCGGATCTAAAGCGCTGAATAGTTTTCCTATTAAACCAAATAATCCCGTTCCTTCGTCCATAGAACCAAAGGCAGCTTTCAAAGCATCGAAATTTACAGTAGGTAGAAATTTACCAATATTTTTAAAAGGTGCTGCAATGGTACCGAAGAATGCTCCCATCTTAGCAGATAGAGTAGTAAAGTCTTCCATCTTAAGAAGATCATCTACTATTCCCGTTGCTTTAGTGCCAATTCTGGTAAATCCAAGCTTGAAATTATCAAAGGCAGTAGTAACAGGTTTTAATAGATCATCAAAGTAGGTACCTATTTTAGCTAAAAAGCCAGGTTGCTTTGCCGTAATTTCTCCTGTACCAAATGTTAGTACTTTAGAAAAATCATCGATCATTGTAGTAAAGATTCTAGTGGTATCTTTTATACTATCGATAAACGACAATGTTTTACCATTAAATGCTTTTACCCCGTCAAGAATTCCTTTTCCTAAATCTATAACTCTTAGTGCTTTAAAGGCATCATCTAAACCTGCCATAGTAGCACCAATGGCACCAATAGCAGGTAATAGTGTAGCAAGTGATGGTAATCCGAGAAGAGCTAATCCTTTGTCACCAGTTGATGCAGCTGCACCAACAATTCCTGCGCCAGCGGCAGGAGCAGCAGAACGTTTCCGTTTTTCAGCAATCTGATCTAGATATGCAGCTTTATCAAGTCTTGCCTTTTCCCTATCAAACCGAAACATTGCTGCAAGATTTGCATTCATAGAGGATAACTCTTCGTTATTCTCCTGTAACTGTTTTACTACATCTTTTAAGGTTGACATATTAGCCTCTATTCATAGCTTGTCTTTGTTGTTCTTCTTTTTGTTCTTTCAAGTCTTGTATTAACATAGTTACGTAAATTTCCCTCTCCCAGGGCATTTGATTTTCTAGATCACTTAAAGAATAATTAAAGTTTTGCATCAGCTTATAATTTATTTGATAAAAATTCACTAAATCGTCGTGGGAGAGGCATATTGCAAAAAATCCGCTAATCCTTCTATAGTTCTTTCATTTTCTTTACCGCATTCTGAACAAACATATTCAGATTTATATTTTAATGCCGGAAGATCCTGTGTAAAGGATACAATCTGTTCAAATACCTTTGTTGGTAAAGAATCTAAGAATTCAGAAATCTCTTCCTTCGATTCGTCGGTAAAATCTATTCTTTCGTCTTCTGATAAAAGCGTACCCATACAAGCTTGCATCATAGCATACATCTGTTCAGTAAGACCTACGTCACCCGCACCGGCTATTTCTATAATATCATCATATCTAGGATAACGTAATTGTAATTCATACTGATCATTCAGTTTTATAATTGGTGGGGGTTTATCACCTTCTAATTTAATTTCTTCTAAATTAATACTAACTTGAGTAGAATGATTACACTCGTCACTTGTACAAGGTAGTAATAAATCTACATTTTCTCCTACTGATTTTGCTCTAATATTTAAGAACAAATATTCAATATCAAAAGAGGTAAGAGTTTTAGTACTAATCTCCTCCTGAATACATGATTCGATCGTATCTAAAATTGATCTTGCAATTTGTCTTTGATCCTGACTTTCATGTGCAATCATCAAGATCTTTTGTTCTTTTACCAAAAATGGGCGAAACTTTATTTTCTTACTTATTGAAGGAATAGTTGTTTCATATATTGGTGTATCATTAAACTTTGGTAGTGCCATATTCTAATTCATCCTAACTAAATAATCTACTGACGAAAGTGCCAATTTGTGATTGTATAAAATCGGTTACTGGTGATCCTTCTGAAGTACCAGTTTGTCTCCAGTTACGATATGTTAACTGGATAGTAATTTCTATAAGTGAGTTTTCAGCTGTATCTGCTAATTGAATCTGACCCATATT